GTAGCGCTACTTCCGCTAGTCGTTGCCCCCGTCCCCTCGGTAGTTATCTGTAGAGCTTGCATACTCACCTCTTGATAGCCACGGTTACAGTTACAGCCACGGTTCCAGTGCTAGCACCATCGGTCTCAATCTCGATATGCTGCCCTTCAGCTACAAGATTTGCGCCCGTTGGCCTAGCTGTATCAACGTCACCCACCGCTGACCCTGATTGAGCGATCGTTATAGTGCTGTTAGTTACGGCAGTTCCATTGATTTTCAAAGTCAAATCCGCGTCAGCACCAGAGATAGCCCCGTTTAGGGCAGAACTAACCTGCATGATCGTACCCGCGCAATGATCAGGGACTGCAATACATATCTGACCCGCTGTTGATACATCCGCTATATAGCCAGTTAAAAACACATAATTTCCATCAAAAGCACTCATATTAAACCCCAGCCGAGAACGGTGTTACTACTGTACCAGTAGAATTAATGTGACCGGAAATAGCCCATTTGCCCGTCGCAATATCTTGCAAAACAATCTGGTCTCCCATGATACCGCCTGATGTTGATCCGTTTAGCGTGATAGTGTCAAACCCATCAGCATCTAGGCAAGGATAAGAGACTAGCGCGTCACTAGAATCGACATCAGTTTGAAGCAATGTACCGACAAACTCATCAGTGGCATTTGCAACCAATATAATGTAATCGTTCGAGGTAACCGTTACAGATACAGCAAACGAATAGGAATTACCCGTACCAGTCGCAGCCGGTAGAGTCGCCGTTAAACCTGCCAAAGCATTAAGGGTTATTGCCCGATTACCATGTTCAGCCGGAGTGATTGCATCAGAAGCAGTTAGCTCAACAACACCAGAGCCAACATATTGACGCAAGGTATCCAAGCCTAGCTTTTGGGTAGCATCAGCAGAGGCATCATAGATAAGCATCTCGTCTGCATCAGCCGCCGCACTAGCTTCAGGCTCTGTATTAATAATATAAATAGACATAAGTCCTCCTAAAAAGGGGCTTTTACACCCCTATAAATATTAGCTAGTGGTTAGATCCGCAACCATGCCAGAACCAGCTTCGTTCTGAGCTTGCAAAGTGGTCTCCATGATCAATTGCACTCGGTCAGTATCACCGGTCTTTGCGAGATCATGACGGCTGAGGGGTCGAAAATCTGCCTTCTTCCAAAGATCCATGTCTAAGACTAAAGCGGAGCGGGAGCGCTGAAAACGGTTAGGAACAACTTGCATTGTTCCAAAGTCACTCACATAAACATCAATGGCATTAACCAAGGTCTTTCCAGTTGCATCAATGTTTCGAGTAGACCCGCCAGAAAACGCGCTCAACGCTTGCTTGTTGAATGATCCAACCATGATAGTGTCGGGCTCGCCGCCGTTATCAAAGCAAGAAGCGATAACGGTTTTCAATTGCGCTTCAGTAAATGCACGTTGAGTGCCGTCAGTTCTAGCATCAGTACCATCCCCAGTGGGGCTTGCACCGGTGGCCCCAAAGTCATCATTAGTAGCAATGTAAGACTCAACACTACCCAACTCTCTAGCGGTAGTATCGTTGCCAGCCACTTGTGCATTGTTAGCAAGGAAAGAAGTCTCAAGATCTCGCTTGATTTCCTTCGTCATCTTCAAAACTTGGTAGTCCATTTCATCAGCCCGCCCAGCTGAATCCATTTTACGCTGCGTACCAGTTACGCGTGGCACCTTATCTAATATCTGTGTGTAGTTAAATACGCGAGTAGTTGCAACGCTTGCAGTAGTTGTAGCGTCGTCACCTTCAATTACAGCATTAGTCCCGCTTGCTGCTGCTAGACTGTCAGTCTGCCATTCGTGTTTAGTCGAAGTAGCAGACACGCCAGCTATACCACTCTGAAATGGGGTTTTAGTTGGAGAAATCATAGAAATGAAGTCTGCCAGATCTTCGCGGTTGCCGATCGCGTCGTATGAGCTGTATGTATTAGTAGGTTGAGTCATTATCCTGTCCTTTTAGATTTAAGATAAGCCATGCCATCCGCATCATTGCCCGACTTCCTCAGTCGTTTAGCGGCATCATCATGCGCCCCTGTATTTTGGGGTCGTTGGCCAGCTTTTGTCGGTTTAATTACTTTGTGAGCTTTCTTTAGCTTCTTAGCTGTCTCTGGCTTAGCGTCCTTCAATGCTCGAAACTTCGCAGCATCTGCGTAGATAGGCCATAGTTTAGCGTCAACAATCTTATTCATTTCTTGATCGGAAAAGCCCTGACTAGATAGATAATCACCTATTACCTTCAGTTCTGCGCTCATTGCGTCGGTTGCTCCGTTAGAGTCGACCCAGTGAGGCATTAGTGTAGGTAGTAGTTGCTGTTGTTCACTTACATACAGCGCTTGCTTATCATCTTCAGCTTTCTGCTTAGATTCCTTAGCCTTAATCAATGATGCTTGCTTCTTCTCAATCTTAGCTTTCTCTTTTAAGTACTGAGAAGGGTCATCATCTGCTAATTCATCCCAATCAATCTTTGATTCTTGATCACCAATAGATTGCTCTAAGTCAGTTATTAAGGCGTTGAACTTCTCCTCTTTAGCTGACAATTTCGCTTCCTTAGCTTCATAGCTTTTACGCTGCTCTGCCACGGCTTGCGTTTTTACTGTGTAATCAGACTCTCTTAAAGTGCCTTTCTTCCATTCCTGAATCTGTTCAAGGGTGACCTCTTCATCATCTATTAGATAGACTCCAGGTTCCTCAACATCTTCATCCGGCGTATTGGCGGATACTGACTCTTCGTCTACTTCCTCGGCTTGCGCTTCAGTTTCAACGGGGTCTTCTACTACTGGCTCTACGTCCTCTTGAGGTGCTTCGTTAGAAGTCTCTGGCTTACGTTGAGATTTTAAATATGCTAATGCGTCTTGCGAGTTTTCCAAAGAATCCATTACTGGGTATTCCTCATAGTCCGATTAATTGTTTGGCTTTATCCATCATGGTCAAAGTCTGCTGTCCGATAGCTCCTGTGGTCATTACTTCCTTGAAGTACTTCTCAAACTTATTCACTGTTTGCATCTTGCGCCATATCTCGTCACGCTCATTGGACTCGCTGAATTCTGTTGAGCAAAACTTGTTGTATAAATCGCCTTTGATAGCGGTTAGAGCCTCAGTAACGATAGGATCATCCATTACCTGCCTAGCTCTATCTGCCCGGTTGATATCGTTGTGAGCTTTGTTGCGCTGCTCTATTGCTGTCACGTTATCCATTCTGCCCCTTACCCGGTATGTCAGTTTTCTGCTCTAGTTCTAGTTTAGTATAATCGAATTCTTTTTGTACTGTGAACTTGCGCATATCATCATCAAGCTTACGCATTTCAAGTGCTGCTTTGCTCTGAGCCTCGATTAACTTAACTTGATTGTCGCCTTGAGCCTTAACTAACTGTGCTTCTGCTTTAACCTGTTCAGCCTCGGCCAATGGGTTATTAGCTTGGGCTTGGAACTGTTCAACCATACCCATTAATTGCTCGTTCTCTGCAAGCAGGGTTTCTTTCGGCTTTTCAGGATCGTTGAAGTACTGATCTATTCGATGCAATCCCATTGCCTGGACTGTCTTAGTTAGCACGTTGTAGGTCTTTTTCTCGTCAACTAACACTGAACCCATAGACTTCATTTGTGCCTGGATGCTGAGTAGAGCGCCCATATTCTGTAGGACTTCTTGGTTATCACCAGCGGCTAAACCAATATTGGAGATTAGATGACTGTCATGTCTCCATAACTTAGGCGTAATGGTAATAGGGTTACCAGTTACCATGATCTCTTTCTGGTCGTTATTATATCTGGACGTTAACCATACTAAACCTTCGAATAAATCCCTTAATCCTGTCTCAGCAATAACCCGAATAACTAATTCAATCTTGGCCGCTGCTGCTTCCGCCACACCTTCAAACCTTGTTGCTGTTTCGTTGTACATCTTATCAGCATCTAAGCCTTGATTAGCTAGCTGTTGACCAGTACTTGCAGCTTGAACAGAGTCCACATATTGAATGACTTGTAATGCACGGTCACCGATGTACGGCGTTTCTAGTTGCGCCACCGCCATTCTAGGATCTGGCGAGGTAGTTCTGATAATGCCGTTTGCTCTTTGTACCAAGAGGTCATCGATGTTCGTTACTGACTCATTGACTACCACTCGACCACCGTTAACTCGATAGATATTGTCTAACATCTGCCGGTATAGAACGGTCTTAATTCTTTGGGTTTGTAGCGTTACTTCAGCTCTAGATCTGCCTGTAATCGTATAAGGCATTAGTATTGCTGATGCAATAGCGTAAGGGACGTGTCCAAAGTATTCGTTTTCTAATATTTTATTTCCCGCCAAAACTATCCGTCGTCTTTCGGGTATGCCGTCGCCATCGTAATCAACAAGAACATAAAGATCATAAACTTTAATAATCTCTGAGGCCCAGTGCAAAACATCGTTATCCTCATCAACGCCGCCCTCATCTCTGAATCTAATAGCGGGCAATGCCGACTTATCCTCTTTCTCTTTTGACGGTAGAGACCTAATTAAGTCTTCATCATAATCCTGAGCTATTAATTCACCCCGGGTCATGAACGAGTAATCCCCCACCACTTCAGCATCATC